CAGACTCACCTGTCACTGACAAAATCACTCCTCCGTTGGTGAAGGTATGCATGCTTCGGTTGACTGCGGTGGCGTAGTTATTCTCTTGGATCGATGCACCGTCATTCTTGGGATCCCAGGGAATACCATTCCATCCAGCACCGCCGCCGCCCACAGAAAAAGCTGAACCATCTCCAATATTTTTAATAGGTGTATCGCTAATATTTCCACCAATAAGTTTAGTCATACTGCTTATCCAATCACACTGTAGTGAATCTCCACAGAGAGATCGCTTGCCGCTGATGCCTGAATTACTAAACTTTCATCTTCCTGAAGTGTTACATTTTGCGTGTTGTCGTACACAACCAGACTATTTTGTGCCTCTATAGAGATATTATGAAATCCACCGAGATCACTGCCAGCAACTACATCTGCGCCAATTGCTGCCTGATATGTACCGACATCAGAGTGCATTGGAGTTCCGTCCTGATCATAGCGTTTAAGCTGGAATGTAGCAGCAGCACTTCCATCGATATTGTGTACAACGAGGGAATGAACTCGAATTAGTTTGCCAGATGAAGCCGTGTTACCTAGCAAATTTTCATTCGTAGTTGCAGTCGAGATGATAGTGCTTGCACTAAAACTAACTACACCAATTGTTCCTGTGATTGTTGGATTAGCCATTTAACCTTTTCCTTTTATTATGCCATACCAAGTGCAATCATTGCACTCAAACCATGACCGGCGGATTTTGTTTGCGTCGAACCATCAGGGAACTTAAACCCGCCTGAAGTTGATTCAATCGTGCCAGCTACTTCTAATGCATTTGTTGTTGGGGTGCGTCCGATGCCGACCCTATTACCTGTAGCATCTACATAAAGAGTATTAGTATCTACGATAAGATTACCTGTAGCAGTAACATTAACAACACCAGTTAGGTTGTTAGAATCATCAATAGTTACTGAAGAATCTTGAATTAAGTTACCCGCAGTACCGTCCCATCGAGCGATAGCATTATCAGTGCTACTTACCGGACCTGTAATATCTCCTGCATCACCCTTATCACCCGACAAAGAAATATCAATCAACACGTTATCGCTGTTAGAAAATGGATTTGCAGTGCTGGATGAGAGATTGGTCACTGCTAGTTTTGTGTAGCCAGCAGCATTTATAACTCCGGTAACTTTGAATTGTAGAAATACTTCAGGAGCAAATTCTTTACGAAGTGTGACTAGACCTAAAATGGAGGAGGGGTTGTTACCACCCGAAAGCGTTTGAATAAACGCGGATACATCCACAGCATTTGAATCTTCATCATCAATATAAATGTTTGTAGCTGTATTTTGGGTTGCATTATCTAGACGAAAGACACCACTACCTGGATCAGAGTCAGTTATTGTGGTGCTAAAACTGAATGGTAGGGTGTTACCGGTATCTGAGATATTTGTGATACCGCTGATGGTACCTCCGGTGATAGCTACACTGTTGGCATTTTGAGTTGCCATAGTGCCTAGACCTAGCGTGGTACGTTGATCACCTGCTGAAGCATCATCGATCAATGCCCTACCTGCTGCGCTAAGATCTGTAACTGCATAGGTATCTAATGCAGTGGTGTAGATCATCTTATCAGCAGCAGTGGTTAATCCTGCAATGGATTGTAATCCAGCATCATATGCCTGAATATTTGTACCGATAGTAAGCCCTAGATTATCCCTAGCATCTGAAGCATTCGAAGCCGCTGTACCGCCATCCGCAATGGCTAGATCTGTGATACCAGAAATAGTTCCACCGTTAATAGCAACTGTTGTTACAGTACCTCCGTTGCTAACTGTCGCACCGGCAAAGTTAATTGTACCGGTAGCAGTAAGATCTGTCATGGTAGCAGCAGCAGGTGTAGTACCGCCAATAACTGCTCCGTCTACAGTACCCCCATTAATATCCGCAGTATCCGCAACTAGGCTATCGATATTGGCAGTGCCATCTAGATGAAGATCTTTAAACTCAGCACCGACTGCACCTAAATCAATATCGTCATCAGTGATTGGAACAATAGCACCATCTTCAATACGAAGTTGTTGAGTAGAGGCACCAGTATCAATATAGAATTCGATATGGTTATTTCCGGTATCGATTAAGATTTTATTATTTTGATCTGCATCGGCAATACGATCAATTGGCGGGCCTTCAGAACTAGTGCCGTCATGCTTATGACCGGTTGACTCATCAAACGCATTTACAATCTGGTTATACTCTGCGTTAATTGGAGCGGCAGAAACAATTTCTCCGCTTAAAATTTGGGCCGAAGATTGTCTAGTGTATCCTGCCATTATCTGTATCCTGCCTCTTCGTAGGTTATAGAAAATCCGCTGATGCTATACGGTGCTTGCGTTCCTGTAGATGTTATGATTAAAGAAATAGCTCGACCAGAACCTTGTAAATTTGTTTCTAGTACAGGACTAGAAGATCCTCCAAAAGTAAATGTGGAGTCGTATGTCCCTCCGGTTGTGTTGTATCGTAAAAGAGCACCTGCGGTTGTTAAATTATATGTACTCGGATTTGGTATAGTGGGATCATCCCAGTCGAAAGCAACACCTAAATTAATTATGGACTGCCCTTCTGGTCGGGTAAATAGGGCTAAATGTTGGAAAACTTTTCGTTTTTCGGTACTGTCAAGGTATAGAAAGGGAGTAGCATATACGGAAATTACTTCACTCCCGTTAAAATCGTTACCCGATTCTTGTTTAAAGATATTACCGCTTCGATCTCCATGAACAATAACTTCTTGATTGTTTATAAGGCCGCTTGCCGCAACGGTTGCTTGTATTCCTAGTAGTTGTCCAAACTCCCATCCGGTGCGTTGATTTGCAAATCTTATCCCACCTATGATACCTTCGCTATCAGCACTTGAAACTGCGGAAGGGAAGAAATATCTAAACTGAGTCTTAGCTCTAATAACTACTGAACACATATCATCTAAGTCTTGATTAGTAGGAAGAGCTTGAAGAATCTGTTGAATCGGTTTTGATACAGTCTCTAATTCAATATCACCGATACGCGCTGTACCCTGAATAGGTCTGATACCATCAGACGCCAAGAATAAAATATCACCACCGATTTCTATAATACTATCAGGAGCGATACAACCGATGTTATTAGTAACTTCTTGTAAAACAAAATCAGCAGAACTATTACCTACTAATCTTTTAATTTTATCAGATCCAAATATATATAAACTATCTCGGAATTTTACAATCCCTGTAATAGTAAAACCTACATTAATAATACCAGCACCACCGCTAGCTTGATAATTTAAATCTGTATTTGGAGAGCTAAATACTAAGAAGTTTTGGTTAGAAGACATGCCCGCAAAAAATATGTGGTTTCTAAAGTCTGTATTATATTTAGCCCCTACTAAGTCTTTTAAACCTGAAAATGTATAAAAGAAATTAATAGCTGTACCGCCGACATTGTTTTGAGTTGGTTGGGTAGATGCAGAACTTAATTCAAACTCGTAGTTATCGGCATCCACAATTACGGTAACAGTGTAGTCTTTATTATTGGCGTCTTCATCTCCTAAATTTACATCGATGTTACTAAATCGTACAGTGTCACCTACGGCAAGACCGTGACCCACATGAGTAACAGTTACTGTAGCATCGCCATTATTAGTATCAAAAATATTTGACAGTTGATCTTCGGTATCAGTATCTGCCGTCCCTTGTCGATCATATATTTCGATATATGTAGATCCGTTATGTCGAAAGGGACGATTCACACCATCTGTAACAATATGAACTTCTGAACCTGTAAAACTATGTTCTGTAGTTCGTAGTTTGTTTACGTTAATTACGGATCGAGTACCGGAAGTAATATCGCTACCCCAACCAACTCCCGAAACAAATCGATAAACAGAATAATAATAACTGTACGAATAAGTTACTGATGCGCCGCCGCCAGAAGTAGTTGCATTTGAAGTTCCGCCAGCGGTAAATGTGTAAGTATTAACCGTTGGAGTTGAAGTAACAACAAACTCGCTGTTTAAAAGAAGACCGCCAACAGTGGATGCTCCCGCGAAAGTAACGAAAGAGCCGATAGCTAACCCATGAGAAACATGTGTTACTGTAACTGTAGCACTTCCATCAGTAACTGCAAAAGGGTCTGTTCCTAAAGAACCTGTAGCATCGCCAGAATTACGTCGAGCACCGTATACAGTATCATTATGAATCCAGATACCTAAAACTTTTCCAAGCCCTGGTAAGGTTGGATAAGTAGCATCGTAAGGTTCAAATCCGTTAATACGTCTGTAGCCACCAAATTGAGATACTTCAAAGTTTAACATCCGAATAGCCGCACCCGGATTACTGGAAGCTAGAACTAGAGCATCTTCATTTGTGTATAGACCGCCACGAGATAATACCGTAACGTCTTTCCAATTATCCATTAAATACTCCCTGTCGGAGCATTAATTAAATTGGCAACTCTGGTATCCCGCACTTCTAAAAGGCGGTTTGTGTTAATCAGGAGAGATCTCATATGATCAATACCTAGATCAAATTTTTGTTTAGCAATTGCGGCTTGCTGAGAATTGTCCCTGAACATATAACAGTGATATACAGATCCATCAATCACTACATGTTTAAAAGCATCAGGAACTACCATGGTATCTGTGCTTAAAGCTAGATCTGTGTGATAAGAATAATAGTCATAAGAAACGGAATATGCTGCATCTGGAATAGGAGTAAACCCGGCATCTCCACCAGGAGTTTTATAAACATAGATAGGCTGATCATAGTCACCTGATCCCGCCTCACTATCTCTTTCGAAATAAGAACTAAGATAGTTATTGTAATCCATTTGACGAAGTTTACGAGCAGAAAAATTATTACCTGCATCGTAGTTAATTCTAAACGTGTTCCAATCAGCTAACTTAACATTAGCAGCTAGCGTGTACGTATCTGTACCAGAAGCTAGTGTTAAACTACCCGTTGTGTAGTTAAAGGGAAAAAAGTACTCACGTTGTGAGATCTCATGCAACGCTGCATTAACTGCATCTTTTACTTGAGCACGAAAACCAATAACCGCCGCAAAATCGGCTGAGGCAATCTCAACTTCATTTAGACGGCGTAACGTATCGTTTACTAATGTAAGAAAAGTCGTTGCCATGAAAAATCCTAAGAGTAGAGGAGCGGGACCGAAGCCCCGCCCCAATACATCACTTAAGCTAGGTCGCGTGAAACCTCATCAGCAACCATTGAACCGGAGTCATCGATGTCCATTAGGACAGCCCAGACCCGCACTTCACCGCCTGTTGGGGCAGTGGTAGCAGTTGCAATAGTAACATCAAGATTATCAGCGGTACCGCCGACTACTACCGGACGGAAGTCACCATCGGCTGCACCGTAGTCACCTACAGAAGCAGCGTCGTAGTCAAAGCCGTCAACGAAAATATCGCCACCAGCAGTGGAGAGATCTAGTGTCACATCCGAAGAACCGCCGACATTAGCAACGGAAACTTCTAGACCAGCAGCTAGGATCACATGATTTGCTGGAACGGTAAGAGCCGGAATAACGTCAGCCGCAGCAAGAACGCCGCCTTTGTCAGTCGCAGCGGTAGCAAAGTTCACAAAACCTTGCACATAGTACGGCTGACGGCCACGGGCACTATTGCCACGAGCAACGGTAAGAGTATTATCACCTAAAGCCATAATTTATCTCCCCCATTAACCGGCAATGTTGTAGTGTGCGCGGACTAGAGCTTCTGGACGAAGGATCTTCCGGCCATAGAGATGCATACCACGAACAACGTCAGCGAAGCTATCGTTATCACGATATGTCTCTACTTTTTCAATTTGCGAAGCAGTAGCGACTGAGGAGTCGTGACCAGCAAGAACCACACCATAGTTGGCGGCGGAACCGTTGACATCAACTGTAGCAGGGCCAGTGCCAATTGAAGGTAGGTTGTTTGAAAGGTAAACGCGGAAACCACGAACCATGCCAGAAATGATGCGGCCATTCCGAAGAATGTCACCAGCATTCTGACCACCAGCAAAGTCATTGTTTAGAAGTTTGCTGTTTTCGTCGTTTAGCTGTTCAGCGAAAACGGGGTCAACCACAACCCAACGACCATCACGGTCAACATTTTGCTGGTCAAGAAGACGAGCCATCCGGTTTAGAACCTGTAGAGGGGTTGCCTCACCAGTAGTGCCGTCTGGGTGTGTAGCGATAGAATCGGTAGCAACACCACCAGAAACGAAGCTGTTACGAGCAACTAGCATGGAAGCTAGTAGACCATTGTCAGCAACGGTGATCGGATCGGTACCGGACTTGTCGCCAGAAACACGAGTAGTATCGGCAATGCTGTGAAGAGCAGATTGTTTGAAGCCAGACATGTAACCAAGAATTTCTTGGTCGAACTGGTCACGAAGGCGGTAGCCAGCGCGATCAGAAGCAAGAGATTCGAAGTTCACATGCGAATGTGCTTCTTCAATGTCGTCAATCTTAAAGGCGAAGTAGTTTGCCTTATCGACAACGAGAGTGAAGTCCTCGTCATCGAGATCCTGTGGCATTACAACGGTGCCACGGGAATATTCTTTAACGGTGATCTCTGGCTCCTTGATGATGCGAACGCTATCACCAAAGTTATTGATCTCACCGAAGTAATCACTGTTTGTGATGTCTTCAACGATACTGGTCTTACGGAACGCAGTCTGTACCTTCTTGCTGTAAATTACTGGCGAGAAGTTACCGTTAGGTAGGTTACCGTAGCCAGGAGCCGATGAAAAAGCCATTGGTTATCTCCTTTCAGGCTGTTTGCTAAAAAGAACTAACATTAGGCATTCAAGGCTGACTCATTAGGGTAGGGGTTCCGGCCTAAATATTGTACAGGTAGTTGAATTTTCCGTAAGTGTTAGCGGAAGATCAGACAGTGGTCTAAACATTTAGAGGTGTCTGGGAAGAAGCGGGCCAAATTAATGGCCCACTTTTATTGTATAGATAATATTATAACATACTAAATTTTATTTGTCAAGTAAAAAATTACCTAGCACCACCAGAAATATCATATTCGAAGTTGCCTGTACGAATAGATTCCATGATTTCATTTTCAAACCGCTCGTAATCTTTACCCGAAAGCTTTTTAACTGCTGACTCGGACCACTTTGCTTTAGTCTCTAGTGCGGGTTCTTGCGAACGTCGTGGCCGTCCAACACTCTTAGCTGCATCCTTTGTAGTAGGCTTTGGCTTTGTCTCTAGTTTATAGAGATCAATTGCCTTTGACGCTGCTAAGAAGTCAGTTTCATTTTCGTATAGAGCATCCTGAATCCACTTAGGTTGTACATCTACCCATGCGTGGAAGTCTGCATCTGCACGTAATTCACTGTAGTCAGGGTGAAACCTAGCTAACTCTGACTCTGCTTCTTTAACTTTCACTTCGTGCTGCATCTTATCAACAGCAGCTAATTTTTCTTCTACGTCTTTTCGTGCTTCAATTGCTTTCTTAGTAGCGATTGTCTCTACAATCTTGGCTACATCTGGATATTTTTCAGCCCATTGTTCTAGTTCTTCGTCGCTCTTAGGCAGTTTTACCTGTTGCTTAGTAACGCTTTCTAGCTGACTTTTTAACTTGTTAATTTCTTCTGCATACTGAGATTCTTTGCTTTGCATATGTCGCCTAAGATCACCATAGCGTTTCTTAAACGTCCCCTCTTCAGGATTTAATTCTTCTGGTTCTTGTTCAGCTTCTTCAGTATTTCCTGCGCGTTCTGCTTCTAGGCGTTCAATTTCCTTTTCTTCTTCTTCAATCGATGAATTATTTTTGTACTTCATCATTGAAACTTTAGGTGTGTTTTCTACTGCTTGAGCTTGCATTTTACTCTCTCTCTATAGGGGGCCACCAGTAGCTCTTCACCACGAAGAGGGTAGTGGGTAGCCCGCAAAAAAGGTTTAAACTAGGCCAACTCCGGGTATAAAAGTACCTTCTGGTGATTGGCTAGTGGGTGAGTCAGACATAAGACCTTTACTCTTAGGTGTATACTCCGGGCTAAAAGTAAGCGTGTTAGTAAAGTTTACAATCTTATTTAGGGTCGAAGGATCTGCCGGGTCATCTAGATTATACCCATATTTCTCACCTAGTTTATCTGAGGTAAGAATATTTTGAATAAGACTTTCTTTCCTTGTAATGCCTCGATTTCTACTGTCGTAGTGTTCCATGCTAGAAATTTGAGGTGCGAAGATTCCTTTTAGGACATCCCGATTAGTAGCGCCCTCTGGAATATCTTTAGCATCAACTCCTTCACGAACAATACGACGAGATCTGCCAAGCGCGTTTAACTCAGCAATAAGCTGTTCATTTTCAAGAGGGCTGCTATGGGGTAAGATTTGCCTACTTCCTTGGGAGAAGTTACCTATAACTTGTGCAAAATCCTCTCCATCTACGCCGCGATTTTTAAGGATACGTAGAAGTTCTTTATCTTTAGCGTATTTCTTACTAGCTTCCGCGCTTTGATCCCCCCCAACTCTTGCTGGCGTAAATTCCCTCGCTAGATTATTTCGATTTTTTAGATCTTGTCCAGAAAGTGGTGGTTGAGTTCTATACTCTTTATACTTATTTGCGGTAAATTCTTCAAGAGCTTTTTCCGCACCTAGTGTATCTACGTTAGGAACTTGGCCTAAACCAAAAACATCCGCAGTAAACTTCTCAAAGCTTAGGGAAGGTAATTCTAGTTCTGATGCCATTTCTTCAGACAGGTTTGTAGCGG